GCAAGAGCACTAGCAGAGGACGGATCAGCTTCAAGCACACACATCACGCCTAAAGCTTATTATCCGGGAACATAATGGCAAAGTACGCAACAGGTAAATACGCAAGAGCAATATCAGATAGATCTGGTATGGAGTTTCCATACAAAGAGATGGTGAGAGAATGGAATGGTGCTTTTGTGCATGTGTCTGAATTTGAACCAAAGCAACCACAATTAGAACCAAAACCTATGAACGGTGATTCTATATCTTTAAGACATGTAAGACCTGATAGAATAGAGACTGCTGTTCCTAAATTGTTACCATTAAATGCATTTACAACAACAAATGGATCTGCAACAATTAGTGTTAATGAACCAGATCATGGTAGATCTACAGGTGATACTGTTAGATTTAGAAGTGCTGAGGTAGTTGGTGGTGTTGCTGCAGCAACGATAAATTTAGCTGCAGGATACACAATTACAAAGACAGATGCTGATAATTATACCTTTGCAACAGCCACAACATCTAGTATAAGTGAGACAGGAGGAGGAGGTTCTGCATCAGCAGGACCGGTAACAGTAACGGCATGATTAAATGGATTAAAAATTTATTTTGTAAAATAGCTGGGATTAAACAGTGTGAGTGTCCAGAGGATATGGATGAACATGCAGAATTATATTTAAAACCAAAAGAATCGGATACTCCCGTGTATGAAAACGAGGAATCTGTGAAAGCAGAACATTGCTCTGGTCATAAAAGATTTAGAAAAACATGCCCTTTATGTTTGGAGATAATTAAATAATGGCTGGATTAAGTGCATCAGGATTAAAGACGCAGATCAGAAGTTATACTGAGACAGACTCAAATGTTTTAACAGATGCTGTTTTAGAGAATATAATCTTAAACGCGCAATATAGGATATTTAGAGATGTGCCTATTGATGCAGATAGAAAACAACAGATAGGTAATCTAGTGGCAGGACAAGAGACAATTAATGCACCTGCAGGATGTGTATTTATAAGAGCAATACAGGTATATGATTCTACTTCTGCTACTACAGGAGCAAATGTATTTTTAGAAAAAAAAGATGTTACTTATCTACAACAATATATTTCATCCACAGAATCAGCAAAGAGGGGTCAACCAAAATATTACGCTATGTTTGGCGGTGCTACGGGTGAGGCAGATACTAACTCAGGGAGAATGATGTTTGCCCCAGTTCCTGATACAACTTATAAATTTAGAGTGCATTATAACGCTGCACCTGCTCTTTTAGAGAATGACGATACTAATTATATAAGCTTAAACTTTCCAAATGGATTACTATATTGTTGTCTATCAGAGGCATATGGATTTTTAAAAGGTCCGATAGATATGTTGACACTATACGAAAATAAGTATAAACAAGAGGTACAGAAGTTTGCTAACGAGCAAGTTGGTAGAAGACGAAGAGATGACTATACTGATGGCGCTGTTCGTATTCCAGTAACCTCGGCAAACCCATAGGAGATTGAAGCATGGCAATAACATCGGCGATTTGTAATAGTTTTAAACAAGAAATTTTAGTTGGGACACACAATTTCACTGCTTCTAGTGGAAATACTTTTAAAATAGCATTATTTACTAGTTCTGCATCTTTAGGTGCCAGCACAACTGCTTATTCAACATCAAATGAGATCTCAAATACATCTGGATCTGCATATTCTGCGGGAGGTGCAACATTAACAAGTGTTACGCCAACATTAGATTCTTCAACAGCGGTATGTGATTTTTCAGATGTAAGTTTTACAAGTGCATCATTTACGGCCAATGGCGCATTAATTTATAACTCCTCTCAATCTGATAAAGCTGTTGCGGTTATAGCTTTTGGTGCCGATAAAACTGTGACAAGCGGAACTTTTACAATACAATTTCCAACAGCAGACGCATCTAACGCTATTATCAGGATAGCATAAGGAGGGACTCCTTATGTCGGAAACATCAATCTGGGGTGGAGACGATCCTCGAGTAGCATGGAATCAAAACTCCTGGCAATCTAATATAGCAACTGTTCAATTAACCGGTGTATCAGCAACAACATCAGTTGGAAGCGTAGAGTCTTTTCCTGAACAAGGTTGGGGTTCTGATAGTTGGGGTTTTGAAAACTGGGGAGAGAGTAGTTTAGATGTATCAGTAGATACTGCTGGTGTTGCAACAACAGCAGTTGGATCTGTAACAGTTTCAGCAGAAATAAATTCAGGTTGGGGTAGACAAGCTTGGAATGATAATGCTTGGGGTATTCAAGGGACTGTACTACTTGATAGTCAATCGGCAACAGTATCGGTTGGATCAATATCTCCTGCTGATGTTATGGGGGTCACTGGAGTTTCTGCAACATCAAGTCTAGGAACTCCAACAATTATTGGTAGTGTCACTGTTGCACCGACAGGACTTTCTGTGACTTCTTCAGTTGGATCAATATCTCCTGCTGATGTAATGGGTTTGACTGGACGAGCTGCTACTTCTTCGGTTGGATCAATATCTCCAGCAGATGTAATGGGAGTTACTGGAGTCTCTGCGACCTCTTCAATTGGTGACTCAACTATAACATCAAATCCTTTAGTGGCGCTAACTGGATTATCTTCAACCTCAAGTGTTGGATCAATATCCCCCGCTGACGTGATGGGATTAACAGGAGTTTCAGCAACCTCTTCTGTAGGATCTATAAGTCCTGTTGATGTTATGGGATTAACTGGTCAATCTGCTACAGTTTCAGTTGCTACATTTGGATCTGCAACAGGTTTTGGAATTCAAGCATATCAAGCTGTTGACACAGGTTCAAATTCTTCGTATACAGATGTTGCAACTGGATCAAATACAAGTTATAGTGACGCTGCATAGGAGATAAAATATGGCATCAACATTTACGCCTTTAGGTATAGAACTTCAAGCAACCGGTGAAAATGCCGGTACATGGGGTACAAAAACCAATACAAATTTACAATTAATTGAGCAAATATCTGGTGGATTTACGCAGCAATCAATTGCTGGTGGTACACAAACTACAGCCCTTTCAGTTTCTGACGGAGCAACTGGTGCTGTTATGTCTCATAGAATGATAGAATTCACAGGCACAATTACAGGGAATCAGATTGTAACAATCCCACTTGATGCTCAAAACTTTTATTTTTTAAGAAATTCAACATCAGGATCACACACTGTACAATTTAAATATGCAAGTGGTTCGGGGGACTCATTTACTTTTTCAGCAACAGACAAAGGTGATAAGATTGTTTTTGCTGCTGGAGATGATGGCACAAATCCAAATATTAAAACTCTTGCAATCGGAACCGGTATAGCAAGTGTTGCTGCTGATACATCACCACAATTAGGTGGAGATCTTGATACAAACGATTTTAATATTGCGTTTGACGACGCACATGGAATCAATGATGAGAATGGAAACGAACAAATAATTTTTCAAACCACGGCATCCGCAGTAAATCAATTTGATATTACGAACGCTGCGACTGGTAATGCGCCTAGTATATCAGCAACGGGTGGTGATTCAAATGTAGACATTGCTTTGATTCCAAAAGGAACAGGTGAAACTAAAATTGGTACGGGTGCAGCTAATGCAACTTTAACATCAAGTGGTGCACATGATTTAATTTTAGATACAAATTCAGGGACAAATTCTGGAACAATAACCATAACAGATGGAAGCAACGGAGATATTACAATAGCTCCTAACGGAACTGGTGTTGCTAAAGCTGTAGATGGTGGAGACAATACATCTGCAATTAAGATTGCGGGTAAAGAAACTATTTGGGTTCCAGCAGTTGCTATGTATCCTAATACTACAAATGGTTGTGCAGATTTAGCTCAAGTTGAATTAGCAAATGGTCCAGAGATTAAAACTTTAGATTTTGATAAAGATTCAGATGAGTTTGCACAATTTGCCATAGCTTTTCCTAAATCATGGAATGAGGGCACAATAACTTTTCAAGCTTTTTTTACAGCAGATTCAACAAACACAGGTACTGTTTCGTGGGGTTTATCTGGTGTTGCTATTGCGGATAACGATAGTGTTAATACAGCTTTTGGCACACAGGTTGCACCAACAGCAAAAGCTCACAGCGGAACAGCAAATGATTTAGATGTCACAGCAGAAAGTGGTGCAGTAACTATTGCCGGTTCACCTAGCACAGATGAACAGGTATTTTTTCAAATATCAAGAGATGTATCAGAAGATTCTTTAACAGCTGATGCAAAACTTTTAGGTATTAAAATATTCTTTACTACTGACGCTGCTAACGACGCATAAGAGGATAGAATATGAAAAATATAGATAAAAAACTTACTATCGGTAAGAGCACAAAAAACATTCAATCAAGAAAAGGCAAAAGTTTTGGTTATCAAATCTTAGGTTTTGGATCCGGTGGTGGTGGAGCAAAATTCGTAACAGCATCAGGTGGAACTGAGACAACTTGTGGTAATTTTAAAATTCATACTTTTACAAGTCCAGGTACTTTCTGTGTGTCTTGTGCAGGAAACGCAGGAGGTTCATCTACATTAGAGTATTTAGTAGTCGCTGGTGGTGGAGGTGGAGGTCAAAATACTGTAGGAACCGGTGGTGGTGGAGCTGGTGGTTTTAGAACTAATTTTCCTTCTTGTGGGACTGCTGCTAGCACAGGAGCTTTTCCAATAACTGTTGGTGGAGGTGGTTCTGGTGGTAGTGGTAATTCATCTCAAAATTCTTTAAACTCTCAAAGTGGATCTGACTCATCAGGACTTTCAATAACTTCTACTGGTGGTGGTAGAGGTGGTTCTTTTAACCCAAATCAAGCTGGGGCTCCGGGTGGTTCTGGAGGAGGTGGTAATGGTGCTAATTGTGGACCTCCTGGTTCTGGAAACGCTGGAGGTTTTAGTCCACCTGAAGGCAATAA